ACCCGGGGATCATGTGTAAACCGCCACGATAACCGCATCTTTGGGGTTATTATCATCGAAAAATATCACGGCGACATTGCGGCCGGTCACCATTTCCGCCGTGGCCAGATTCCGCGCTACGCTCAAATCTTCCAGGTAAACTTTGTATCCCCCCGCAATACGTATCGTGGCCGTATAGTTGCCGGAGTTGAAACTCCTGAGTTCCGCTTTTCGTAATTTCATACTACACCCCTCCCAGCAAGATACGCTGGCTGTATTCCCCCCGGCGGGGCTGGTAGACCAGTACCAGACCGAGCACCCTTCTCTTGGCGGCGTTGAGCCCGGCCTTTACATCGGTAATATCGATGACATCATATAGCTGCTGCCCGCAGTTTACGGGTGTGACAATCGCGCCGCTCACCGCCTTGATTTCCATTTCTCTTAAAATGGCCTGGCCGCGGTCTTTAGCTTTGGCCACTGTACTCAGGTTTTTATCCCCTACCTTGTCCAGGCGGTCATAACTCCGGCCTATTTCGTCCCAGGTGAAATTATCGGCCAGAACCAACGCGCCGCTGGCATCACCTTCCACCTGCACGCGATTTTTACCCATAGCTCCTAGGCGATAACGGCCTTCCCGGATAGTATGCGCCCCGCCATAGCTGTAAACGGAGTTATCGGTAGCCAGCGGATTAACAAGATATGCTTTATCGCCCTCAACGAAAAGGACATCGGGAACGAAAGACAGCAGCCGGGTTATAACCGTCCGGCCGTCATCGCCCGGACTGACCGTAAAGTCCGGGTAAAAGCCGGTTATCACCGCCGACTGCGATTCCACTTCCAGCTTCAGGCCGGCCCTGCCCAGCACGAAAGCGATAATGGATTTAACGCTGAAATCACCGGTAGTTTTGTTCCAGCGGAACTGGTGTCTGGCCTCCCATTCCCCGAGCGCCGCCCAACCATCCCGTGCGTGAAGTACCAGGCTGGCAAGACCGCCGGCGCTGTTATGCTCCAGGGCTTCAAGGAAAAAGCTCGGCCCGGCGCTCCACTCGCTGCCGTCCGCCGTCACGTAGCCCGGACTGAATTCTATCTGGCAGCCGATATCGAGGACAGCCAGGTCACCCTGCCCCGGCGCGGTATATTTTCCGTCTTCATTCTTTAATTCAATGGTTATAGTGCCCGCCTTTTCGTCAAGCTCCTGTCTGACGCTGATGATGTCTTCCGTCAAATCAATACTTTGAGCTGCCATCGGCGCTCGCCACACGCCGCCGGGGGCAGTCAGCCAGGCATAGTCGCCCAGGTGGCGTATGGACAGACCATACGCGGATGAAAGATTAAACGGTACCGGCTCATGCCACAGGCCATCGACGAAACTCGCGCCGGGAACTGCATATGACCAGAAAGGCCGGCTATAGGCCTCATTGCCGGTAAACGCCTCGACGAAGAAACATCTGCAGGCATCGGTTTTGTCCAGGAACGGCTGGCGATACTCGAATGTTCCGCCGGACGGCGCCGAGGCCAGCTCTTTCAGCGCCGACCAGCTTCCGGCGGCGACTTCGCCGCCATCGCCATAAACCAGGCTCCAGAGCTTGAAATTACCGGAACTATCCTTGCCGGTCAGCAGCAGATACCAGTCGCCGCTGTAGATAGCTGCCGCGCCGGACAGGTTGCCGGTGGTCTTATCCCAGGCCGCCTTGGTCTGCCAGGTGCCGCTTAAGTTCTTTTTAACGTAAAGCGTAGCCTGGTCAGCGAAGAAAATAGCCAGATCGCCGTTAGATTTGTAGGCGGCTGTCAGACCGTAAATAGCGGTGGTAGGCGTATAGTCGATAAGCTCGGAACTGCCCCAGCTGACGCCGTAATCGGTGCTCTTGATACGCCTGATCTCACGACTGGTGTTGGTCCAGAAGATGGACACCTCGGCGCCCAGCGCCGCCGCTGCTGTTACGACGGCATTATACTGTCCGTGAATCAGCCGGCAGCGTTGCCCTGGCGCGGATAAGGGAGCCATCGCCGGGCATGGCCATGGCATGGTAATAATCATCCTCGGAGCCGGTATAAAGACGGCTCCAGTCGTACCTGACCACGCCGGCAATTTTATTGGCGGCGGCAACTTTGACACAAGGGATTGTAGCTGCCTGCTTCTGGGCAGTTAAAAGCGTAGTAGATAATTGCCTCATGATTCCCCCTTTGTGTCTCCGCTGGCGGCATTTTCCTTGAACCTTAAAACGGCTCTTTCACCAAAGTACTCGGTGATAACAGCGGTGACCAGCACCGCCAGCAAGTCCGGTACTTCAATCGCCTTGATGATGCAAATCCCGTAGAGGACAGCGCCCCAGACGATGATGAAGGGCCGGATAACAGCCTTGATAAACTCTATCCACTCTTTCATTTCAATATCCTCCATGCGCTTCAGTCTTGAGACTTAAAAAGCTGCTGAGCTCTAACCCGCTGCTTTCTGCCCAGCCTCTTAAGCCTCTCCTGGAAGATGCCCAGCCGCTCGCCTCCCCAGAGACGGAACTCGGCGGCGGTCATCGTGCCGCCGGCATTGACCCGGTTAATAGCGTAGGCCGCCTCCTCGATGGCCGCATAGCCGCAGGCGCCGGTGGCCACCAGATCCTCATACTTGACCGGGACTGTCGAACCATTGGCATCCAGTGTGTGCAAAGTACCGTAATAAACATTACAGTTAGAGCCGTCCGGCTCGTGGCCGCTGATGATGGTCAGGGTATCTCCCCAGATAGAGAACCGCTGATAACGGGGTGGCGACGCATCTACCGGATACTCTACCGCTTCGACCATGATGCGGTTAGTGAGGCCGGATATATCTAACTCCCGTGAATCTGCCGTCGTGGGCAGGGTAGCCCTGGCCAGTAACGGAATTTTTTCTGACAATTCCCTCACCGCGCGGCTGATATGCCGGGTAAGCTCGGCATCTGTCCACCGGTAGCTGCCGCTGTCCTCATCGTGCAAATCCTTCCTGACTAAAGCAATCATTTCCGTTAAATTCATATATTCACCTCCTTATTTGGCATTCCTGTTTGCCTGGATGGTATTTTTTCCTGGCCCAGACCTTCATACAACCGTATATCCGAATTTGAACCCGCCATTTTTATCAGGGACTTCAGAGCATCGGCACCACCGCCCGCGTCACCAATCAAGACTGTTTTCAGCAATGTGCCGAGTTCGGAACCCCCGCCGTAATCCGACGCCAGCAGCGCCGTCGAATCCCTACCCACCGCGGCCAGTTCAGAACCCGATGCCGTCTCTATCGCCTGTAACAGAACTGCCAGCCATGAAGAGACATCTGTTCCCAAACCGCTCTCGGGTGAGGCCAATATTGCCGGGAAATAGCCACTCCCGGCATCGGTTCCTGTTCCCGTTTCCGGGCCGGCCAGCAGCGCCGCCGGATAATCACTTTTAGCATCCACCCCGGAGCCTGTCTCCGAATTTTCTAACGCAACTGCAGGATAATCATCTTTAACGTCTATCCCGGAACACAAATCGGCAGATGTTTTTTCGGTAACACCCGTGGTATAAGTCACCACCAGTTTAGGCTGGTATCCTGTACCCTGCTCAGAAAGATAACCATCCAAATAGGAGACTCCGCCAGAAGTCCAAGGAGGTTGACTTGCGGCAACATCGTAGTTTGCATTTCTGAGACTAAACTTAGATACACCGGTTAAAGATATAGCTGCAATACCAGCAGCATTGAGGGCGAAATCATTCCAGAAGGGAGTAGCCACATTCCAATTCGCATAGGTAATAGCTGTATCACAGAAAGGAGTTGAACCTACTTGTGAATAGTCAGTAGTCACTAAATCGGTGTTTGAAGCAGGTGTGGATGCGTAGACATTCGTATTAGGAATAGCTCCTCCTACCGATGCTTTGCTGGAGCCATACATTGAAAGAACAGCGGCGGTTATTTCAGCGTTATCAGGTATAGCGGAGGTATCAAAGAGTAAGATAGTCCTTGAATTGTATACCCAATAGTTAGCAGTTGTTCCTCCTCCGATAGATGCCCCTGGACCACCAGAAGGATTACTTGGGTACGCATTTGTACCTGCCCCTGCTATTATTGCACTCCATAATTCTTGAGTTGCCCCACGGGTTATAAATCCATCCACACTTGAGGTTTCAGGATTGGCGTCGGGATAGAATGTGAGGCTATCGGAGATGGTGACAGGATAACTTCTGGCTGTATCAAAGAAAGATTTTGGAATAAATTCGGTATCGTCGTCTTTAGCGTACTGGAGTCGTAACTTAATTTTGCCCGACTGATTATACTTGATTAGGACATCGCCCTTCGGTGAAGCAACGAACACCCATGAACCGAGAAAATTACCCTCAATGACTCGGATTCTACGCAGGCATACTCCATAGTTCCATTCCAGCACATTATTGTGGTAGTTTTCATTGGCGGGGTCTGCTTCTAACAACCTGGGCAGGTCCGACAGGGGTAGAATCTCCGCTTCATCAATAAATAGCTGCGGATGAAAGGCTACTTCATCGCTATTTCTTGCCCCTGTCGGCTGGTCGGAAAGGGCCAACAGATGCACCGTGCCCTTACTGATAGCGGCGTGGAAGATATTGTTCCCATTTTCCACAGTATCGTTTTTATCCGACCAGGCGAGCTCATGCGTCTGCCCGTAGGCATCACACCCTGGCAGTCCGGATATTACAGCGAATTTCTTCCCTGACACATTATCAAGATAGTGCCCGGCATAAGGCGAAAAGCTTTTACCGCGGGAACGCGGGGCATAATCGTGCCAGAGCGCCACGCTGCCCGCAGCTATTCCCTGCTTTGCCAGCGCCTTTTTAAGAACAGGCTCTAATATCTTTACGTCTGCCACCTTAGTCTCCTATCTTTACGATAAGGTTATATTTACCTCAAGCGTCCATGTGCCGCCGGACTTGGTCCCCAGAGACTCAACCTTCCGGTTCAGGCATTTGGCGCTGGTGGATTGTTTGACCACCCACTCGTTCCAGGTATAGTTGGCGTCACTGGCGCCGAAGCTGGATTTAAAGTTTGCCTTTTGCGCGGTCGACGTGGGATAGCCCGACTCCATACCCTTGTAGGTCTTGTTAGTCGCGGCCTGCAGGTCTGTCTGCGAAGCCGAAGCCGCTGTATTGGAATCGCCGACGCCGATCTGGGCGGTAGTATTATTAAAGTGGTTGGTTGAATCCCCGACAATCAAATCCCACATCTCGACAATGCCGGTGTTAAGCAGGCAGTTCCCTTCTCCTTTGATAACCTCGTAAGGCTTAAAAAGCCGGTGAAATTCCGTTTCTTTATCCCGGTACGGCTCGATATCTTCCTGGTACTTGCTGAGCCGGAACCGGCATAACCAGTTAGCTAATTCCCGTTTCTCCATTTTTCCCTCCTCAGGGGGAGTCCCGAAAATATCGGGACCCCCTGAATCAATATTTATGTCAAGTATTAATCCTGGACGCCGATAAGGGCCGCCGCTTTCACCGAACTGAACAAAGCCAGTGATACATACCACTTGACCCGTGTCCGTGAGGCGTCCTTGGTCTCCAGCGGGCCTACCGGTTCAGCGTGCAGATAGCCGGGGCTGGTGGAAGAGGTGCCGCCGGTGGTGGCCGTTTCCACACTGCTGCTGAGGACGTGAGTGTCCAGAATCCAGTCATTCACACCGATGGGCACGCTGTCCCAGAGCTGCATGAAATTGCCCCATTTATCCTGGTCGGTCTCGGTCATACCGCCGGCCGTCCTGACCAGGGCGTTTATCTTACGCCGCGAGCGGCGGCTCATCAGGAGCATGTCCGGTTTTCCGCCTTTAACCGCGTCGACAAGCTCATCCAGCTTGGCCAGGGTCAGCGTGGCGCCGGTTGCGCCCATGGCAATGACCTGGTCGCCAGACGACCCGGTATTGATGATTTTCTTAAGCCCGTCGAACTGTTTGGCATTGGTCGAGGTATTGCCGTAAATGAACATCTCCTCGAACTTGTTCTTCAGCGCCTTGGCCTTCAGCTCGATAACGGCTGTCTCCAGATCCTGGATATTGCTGCGGGTCGCTTTGAGGAAGTTATCCACATCGGCGTCGCCGCCCATGATTTTCAGATTGGCCGTCACCTGGGAAAAAGTCGGCGTGGATTCCGTCCAAGTATCGCCGACATCGTAAAAATCAATATCGGGTAAAGTGTTTTCCCGGTTATAGGTCAGACCGTTGCCCACGATTTCGATGAAAGGAAGCCTCTGGAGCACCGGAGAGTCTTTAACGATGGTCTCCACCACCCCCTGCATCAGCATATCGTTTGAAAGTTT